TGGAGCCGGTGCTTCTGGAGCTGCTGCTACATTTCCTAATCCCGGAACACGTGCAGGAAATGGTGGAGATGGTATACAGATTCCTCAAGTGCCCGCATCTTTTGGAAGTCCCGCTAGATATTTCGCAGGTGGTGGCGGAGGCGGTGTAGATACTAGAGGAAGTACAAGTGTTGTAGGTGCAGGAGGTTTAGGTGGAGGTAGTAGAGGTGCTGGAGAAGGAACATCTCCGTTATCTGTTTCACCTCCTGGTGTTGCAAATACAGGTGGAGGCTCTGGCGGAGCTGGCGGTCCCTCTGATCAACCTACAAGAGCTTCCGGTGCAGGTGGTAGTGGAATAGTTTTAATAAGGTATAAATTTCAATAGGTAAAATTATGGCACATTTTGCAAAAATATCAGAAGAAAATAAAGTCCTTCAAGTTGTTACATTGAATGATTCAGATATGTTAAATTCTGAAAATGTAGAAACTGAATCAGTAGGACAACAATATTTAGAAACACATAATAATTGGCCTGCAAATCTTTGGATTCAAACTTCATATAACACACGTGATAATCAACACATAGCTGATGGAACTCCTTTTAGAGGAAATTATGCAGCTATAGGTTTTACTTGGGACGAAACTAATCAAATTTTTTGGCCTGAAAAACCTTTTCCATCTTGGGTAAAAGATACTACAATTGCTAATTGGAAATCTCCAATTGGCGATGCTCCTGCATTAACTTCAGAACAAACTTCACAAAATGAAGCTGGAACACATGATTGGGATTATCTTTGGAATGAAGATAATCAAACATGGGACTTAACTGACTTTACAAATACTTAAAAAAAGTTTATAAGAATATAATTCTTATGATAAAGAAAGTATTGACAGAATGATAAAGAAAGTATTGACAGAACAAGCGTTATATCTCGGAGATGTAGCAATGCCTGAAAATTTTGAAATTGATAGAAATGAATTAAGAGCTGATATTTTAGAATCTTTTATGAAAGATAATTTTTTTAAATTTTCTAAAAATTGGGACAAACTAAACACATATATAAGAGATCATTTTAATTTAAAATTTAAAACTAATTTAATAAATACAAAAACATGGGGAAATTATTATTCTCCTAGTGAAAATACTAAACCACTATTAGAAGTTGATCCGGTAGATTTACGAAATTCTCCAGATTTTGTTTTACTTTATGGAGTAGAAGTAAAAAATTGTAAAGTTAAAATTTACTATGATGATAATCGTAGAAAAGGAAGAAGTTGGGATATAGAACTTAAAGACAATATGTTCATTATGTTTCCTTCAACTAACACATATATTATTTCAAATGAAGATAAAGATAAAATAAATTATGTTCAAACAATAACTTATGAATATTTATAATTATTATTGGTATTTTACGTCTGCTATACCTCCAAAAATATGTGATGATATAATTAAATATGGATTATCTAAATCAGAATCTATGGCTAGAACAGGAAATTATACAGATGAAAAATTAACTAAAAATCAAATTAAAGATATAAAACGTAAAAGAAATTCTGATTTAGTGTGGTTAAACGATAATTGGATATATAAAGAGTTACATCCTTATATTCACATAGCTAATAGAAATGCAGGCTGGAATTTTCAATGGGATAGAAGTGAAAGTTGTCAATTTACGAAATATAAACTTAATCAATACTATGATTGGCATTGTGATAGTTGGGATAGACCATATAAAAAAGAAGGTCCTGATAATGGAAAAATTAGAAAATTATCTATGACATGTCAACTAACAGATGGATCAGAATACACAGGTGGCGAATTAGAATTTGATTTTAGGAATTACGATCCACACATGAGAGATGAAAATAAACATCAAGTGGCTGCAAAAGAAATTTTACCAAAAGGATCTATTATTGTATTTCCTTCTTTTGTATGGCACAGAGTTAAACCAGTAACTTCGGGAACAAGGTATTCATTAGTAATGTGGAATTTAGGGTGGCCATTTAAATAAAATGTTTAAAATAATAGACAACTGTATATCTAAAAAAAATCAAAACATTATAAAAAAAACAATGTTAGGATCTTCTAGAACTTTTCCTTGGTATTTCGCTAGTGATGTTTCTTATGTAAAAGGAAAACAAGAAAGACCAGCTTTTTTTCATAATTTTGTATTAGGTAATTATCAATTAAATAGTGGTTTTTATGACATGGTAAAATTAATTGCTAAAAATAAAAATGTAATAAGATGCAGGTCCATATTACAATTACCTTTAGAAAAAAAATTAATAGGTAAAAATTATGATACTCCTCATACTGATGATGATGCTCCACATTTAGTTTATCTATATTATGTAATTAATGCAGATGGAAATACTTTGTTTATAAAAAATAAAAAAGTGATAAAAAAAGTAAAACCAATACAAGGTAGACTTGTAATTTTTGATGGAAGTATGCTACATACTGCAGAACAGCCAAAAAAAGATATACGTTGTGTAATTAATTTTAATGTAGATAAATAATGAGTTATAAAAAAAATAAATATGTAGTAATACGTCAAGCAATATCAAAAGACTTAGCAACTTTTATTGCTAATTATTTTAGAATGCAAAAACAAGTTTATAACACCTGTTTAGAACATAGATATTTATCGCCTTTTGAAAATATTATAGGTTATTATGAAGGACCAAATGAACAAATTCCAAATACATATTGTCAATATGGAAATATTGCTATGGAAACATTACTATTAAAATGTCAACCTGAAATGGAAAAAGTAACAGGATTAAAATTAAATCCATCGTATTCTTATGCAAGAATTTATAAAAAAGGAGATATTCTTCATCGTCACAAAGATAGATTTAGTTGTGAAATATCTACAACTATGAATTTAGGCGGCAATGATTGGCCTATATATTTAAATCCTAATCCTAAAGCTGGACATGTGTATGGTCCTCATTTTGGTCAACATGAAATACAACACTATTCTCCTACAAGAGATAAAGGTATAAAAATAAATTTAAAACCAGGAGATATGTTAGTTTATTCTGGATGTGAATTAGAACATTGGAGAAGAAAATTTACAGGCAAAGAATGTATACAAGTATTTCTTCATTATAATAATCGTAAAACACCTGAAGCTAAAAAACACCTGTTTGATAAAAGACCTCATCTAGGACTTCCATCTTGGTTTAAAAAAGTTTAGTGTTCTGAATACATTTATAAATCTTTTATCTGAACCTGTTCTAGCAACAAAAGATCAAAAAGAAAAAGAAATTTGGGATGTTAAAGGTAGATTAAAAAACGGAAATCAACCTTTTAAATTTGATATAAGACCATTAAAACAAGTTAATAATAAAGCTGAAAAAATAGGCTACTTTAGATCAAAATCTGATAAGATTGTTTTTGAGGCTATTAATCAATGGATTATATTTGATACTGAGGAGCTGCATAATTATGTTAAATCTAAAGATAAAAGAGATTTTAATGTCGACGAATTACTAAATAATTTGTCTTGGAATTTAATACTTGATAAAGTAGAATAAAAACATGCTACAAAAACTTAATTTTAAACCCGGTTTTGACAAAATGGTTACAGAATCAGGAGCCGAAAGTCGATGGATCGATGGTGATTTTGTTAGATTTAGATACGGACTACCTGAAAAAATAGGTGGTTGGAACCAGCTTACTAGTTCAAGTCATACACTACCTGGAGTAGCAAGGACCCAACACGCCTTTATTTCTATTAAAGGAGAAAAGTATGTAGCGATTGGAACTTCACAGGGTTTATTTTTATACTCTAACAATAGATTTTATGACATTAGTCCTCTAGACAATGATGTAGTTACTGGAGCTACGTTTAACGCATCGACAGGTTCTGCCACAGTTACAGTTAATAAAACTAGTCATGGGTTATTAGCTGGAAGATATATAACATTTTCATCTGTTACTGTTCCAACAGGTTCTGGTTATGCAACATCTGATTTTACAGGTAACTCATTTGAAATACAGGCATCTAATATATCAGCAAATAGTTTTGAAATTATTATGCCATCTAATTCAGCAGGGTCTACATCAGGCACTGGTTCAGCACAAATAGATCCATATGAAATTGTGGGTCCAACGTTTCAAACAGGTGGTTTTGGTTGGGGTACTTCTACATGGAACACTAGCACTTGGAATACACCTAGAGCAACTACTAATGTAGTATTAGATCCAGGTTTGTGGTCATTAGATAATTTTGGTCAGATATTAGTTGCAACAATTCATAATGGTAGAACATTTACATGGGATGCAGGGGCAGCTAATCCGACTAGTAATAGAGCTACGGTTATGTCTGGAGCACCAACTAAAACAAGACTTACTCAAGTTTCTGATAGAGATAGACATGTGTTTCATTTTGGAACTGAAACAACTATTGGTAGTCCAACAACCCAAGACCCTATGTTTATAAGATTTAGTAATCAAGAAGATTTTACTACTTATCAACCCACTGCAACGAATACTGCTGGTACTTTTAGACTTGATAAAGGTAATGAGATTATAGGAGCCGTGTCTGGTAAAGACTATACTTTAGTTTTAACAGATACATCTGCATATGTTATTCAATTTGTAGGAGCTCCGTTTACATTTTCTGTTAGACAAGTTGGTAGTAACTGTGGATTAATAGGACAGAATGCATTAAGTTATTCTGATGGTAGAGTCTTTTGGATGTCCGGTGAAGGAGGGTTTTTTATGTATGATGGTACTGTAAAATCACTCCCATGTTTGGTAGAAGATTTTGTATTTACAACTACTGGTGATAATTTAGGAATTAATTATACTTCAAATCAATTAATTCATGCAGAACATAATTCTTTATATACAGAAATTAATTGGTTTTATCCTAAAGCAGGATCTTCTCAAATAGATAGATGTGTTACTTATAATTATTTAGAAAATTTATGGACTACTAGTTCTCTTGCACGATCTAGTTATTTAGATCAAGGTGTTTTTGAATTACCTTTTGCAACTGAATATAATTCAACAGCTACTCCTAGTTTTGATATACAGGGGATTACAAATAAATATGGAGCTTCTACATACTATGAGCACGAAAAAGGGACTGACCAAGTAAATAGTTCAGGCACTACGTCTATTGATGCTTTTATTCAATCAGGTGATTTTGATATTACTGCATCTATGAATATATCTGGACAAACAACAAAAATACCTAATTATAGGGGCGATGGTGAATTTTTTATGTCAGTTAAAAGATTTATACCAGATTTTCAAGTTCTTACAGGTAACTCAAAAATTACTTTACTAGTAAATAATTACCCTAATAATACAGCTTCAAGTTCACCTCTTGGACCTTTTACGGTATCATCCTCTACTGATAAAATAGATACTCGTGCTAGAGGAAGATTAGTGGCTTTAAAAATAGAAAATGACGCTGTAGGTGAAACATGGCGTTATGGCACATTTAGAATTGATGCTAGACCAGATGGACGTAGATAATGGCTAAAATAAATACCCCTATACCAGAACCTAAACAAGAATATGACGTAGAAAATCAAAGACAAATACTAGAATCTTTAGCTACTTTACAAAACCAACTTAATTTTTCTTTTCAAGAAGACTTGAAAGAAGAACAAAATACATTTAATTATTTCATGTCATGACAATACAATATAAAAATCAAGGATTTAAACAATCTGATACAAGCAAGGCTACGGTGCTTACTTGTCCTACTGATGGAGCAATTATAGTTAAAAGTATTTATTGTGCAAACAATGATGCATCATCAGCTATTGTAGTAAACATGAATTTTGTTGACTCATCTGACTCAAATACTGAGTATGAATTTTTTCGTGATGATCTAGCAGCTAAATCACAAGTGAACGCTTCACCTCAAGGCTTGAATTTAGAGGCAGGGGATGCTATAACCGTACAGGCAGCTACAGGCAGTAATAAAATACAAGGCTTGATAAGTTATGCTCTAATAGACAGGTCGCAACAAAATGGATGATGTATTAAAAATTAATTGTACTACTATAGTTACAATTAGAAACTCTAAGTCAGGTCAAATTTATAAAGATGAAGCAGAAAGAGATGCTGATATAAATAATCCTAATACAGAAACAAAAGCAGAAGATGTGGTACAAGACTTAACTGTTCAAGTATCGCCAAAAGGATTAAATATATTACAGAAAGTAATGGATGATAACAAAAAATCAAACACCTAAAGGTGGAACTGAGTTACAATTAAGTTACTTAGAAAGATACGTTGATAAAAAAATATTAGATCAAGTACAGATAACAACATCTGTGCCTGAAAAAATACCGTTGCATGCAACTAAGCTAAATATACTTTGGCAAAAAAATTCATATGATCAACCTAATTTAGCTCCTTGGTTTAAAGATAAATCTAATCATCATAAATATGATTGGTATGTATTTAATTCACATTGGAATTTTGAAAAATTTAGAATGGCGTTTAATTTACCTTTAGAAAAATGTGTTGTTATAAAAAACGGTATAGATGACATACAAAAAGCTGAACCTTACCAAGTAGGCCAACCTATAAAAATTATACATCAAAACACACCATGGAGAGGTCTTAGTGTGTTGTTAGGTGCTATGCAATTAGTTAAGAATCCTTTAATTAGTTTAGATGTATATTCTTCAACTGAAGTTTACGGAAAAAATTTTTACGAACAAAATGATCATGATTATAGGAAATTATATGAACAAGCAGACTCTTTACCTAACGTAAATTATATAGGTTATAAGCCTAACGAATATATAAAAGAGAATATACATAAATATAATATGTATGTATATCCTAGTATCTTTGAAGAAACATCGTGCATATCATTATTAGAATGTATGGCAGGTGGTTTATATTGTATTACAACTAACTATGGAGCATTGTTTGAAACTGGAGCAGAGTTTCCGTTATATATACCTTATGATAATAACTACAGAAAGTTAGCTGAAAAATTTGCTGCTAGTATAGACGCTGTAGCAAACACATTACATAGC